CGAAAGTCGCCTTCACCACCCTGATCGGTGACGCTGCCAAGGCGGAGCAGACGCTGGCTCGCCTCCGCAAGCTCGGTGCCGAAACGCCCTTCGAGTTTCCCGAGTTGGCGGATGCCGGCCGAAAGTTGATCGCCTTCGGTGAATCCGCCGACACCGTGCCCGAAACCCTGCGGCGCATCGGTGACGTGTCCGCGGGCATTCAGGCACCCATCGGTGAAATCGCAGAGATCTACGGCAAGGCGCGGGTCCAAGGGCGGATGTTTGCCGAGGACATCAACCAGCTAACAGGCCGGGGCGTCCCGGTCATTGGCGAGTTGGCAAAGCAGTTCGGGGTCAACGAATCCCAGGTGCGGAAACTGGTGGAAACCGGGCAGGTCGGATTTCCGCAGATCGAGAAGGCGTTCATCAACATGACCTCGCAGGGCGGCAAGTTCGCGGGCATGATGGAGACGCAGAGCAAGACGACCAAGGGCCTGTTCTCCACGCTCAAAGACGCCTTCGGCGAGGTCTTCCTGGCACTCGGCACCCCGATCAATGATGCGATCCGGCCACTCGTCGCAGAGGCGATCAACCTCGTTTCCCAACTTGCCCCGATGGCCGCCGAGGCCGGGAAAAACGTGAAGGACGGGATCATGTTCATCATCGCCGCGTTCAAAAGCGGCCTTGTCCTGGAGCTGGTCACCGCATCTCTCAAACTGGGGTTCGCGGTTGCGATCAATTCTCTGATCAACGGGTTCCGCGCCGCCGTCTCGTTCCTGTTCTTTTTCATCTCCAACGTCTCCATGTGGAAGGGGTTGGGAACCGTGTTGCTCGGATTGGCCGGCAGTTTCGGCCTCGCGATTCTCAACGCCTTTGAAACGCCGATCACCTATCTGAAAGCCGGCATCGAATGGTGTGTCGCTTGGATGCTGAAGGGACTCTTGAAAATCCCCGGAATGTCGAAGCTGATGGGGATCGAGTATGACGACGTCAATTCCAGCTTCAAGGACATCCTCAAGGACGCCAACGCGAACCGGGGGAAACTGTTCGGGATTGACTTCAAGGAGTTGCAGGAAACGAACACCGGGTTCATGGAATCCGGAATGTCGAACATCGGCAATGCGGCATCGGAATCCGCACGACGCGCCAAGGAAGCCGGATTCACCGATATGTTCGACACCGCCAAATTACGCGAAGGGATGTCGGGCGTGATTAAGTCAATCGTGGACACGATGCCCAAACCCGAGGAAGTGAAACAGGCGGCGAAGGCTGTTAGCAAAACGCCCGACACCGGACCAGTCGTGAAACCGCAATCAAACCGCCTCGACCCCATCGTCACGTCACTTGGCAAGGTCGGTGGCGGTGGATATTCGTCCGGCACGCTCGACGCCCAGCGCGAGAACAACCGGCTGACTGGCGAAACGAACCGCCTGCTCAAGGACATGAACCGCACCATCGGGAATCTCGGCGGCAGCACCCAGGCGGCGTTCGGTTGACTCCGCGTCCCGGCCAAGATGCCGAGTCACGTTTCAATCCAACCTGGAATTCTCTATCCGCAACCCGATTACACGCTCTCCGTGGACCGGGAAGGCAAGTGGACGGCCAGCCAGGTTTTTCTCTGCCACCGCAACTCGATTGCCGCGCTGATGCCGCGACCGGGCACGCCCCACCCGGAGGTGTCCTTCATCAGCGTGGACACGGCCACGGCGAAAGTCATGGAGGGAGACCTGGCGGAAATCACCTGCAACTATGCCGGTGCCCCTGACATGACCAACGACGAGGAAGCGGCGTCGGCAACCTATACGATGGGACTGTCGCTTTCCGAGGAACCCCTGCTATCACACTATCGCTATCGAAACCTCGACGACGACGAGGTGGAGGCGCTCAAGAACATCGCCAGCGGCAAGGACAAGGATGACTCGGGCACTGCATACAAGGATCTGGTCACCAGCACGCTGGGTAAGGAGGCGCTTAAGAAAATCATGCGCGGTCAGGTTTCCTATTACTCACCCAAGGTGGCGTGGCGGGAAAGCATAACCCGCAACTCGGGTGTTAGAAACACCGACCTCAACAAGATTGGCGAGATCGACTCACCCTCGGGACCGGCACCGGCATTGGCCACCAGCCGCAACTGGCTGCTCAACGGGGTGAACCAGACACAGGAAGGCAATTCGTTCCGCATTGAACGCGAATGGCTCGCCAGCGACCGGGGCGGCTGGGACGCGGACATCTATGGAACCTGACACATGAGACTCCCGCCGAAAAAACGCCCCGGCAATCCGATCCTCGCCACCGATTGGAATACGATGGTCGATGCGCTGGCCGCACGCACGCCCCGTCCGTCGGCAACATTGGAGATCGTTTCCACTTCCGGGGGATTCAGCTATCGGGCGCGTCATGGGACTGGCAGCACGGGCACCGCTGTGTCGGAATGTCCGTTCGGGCAAATCGTCACATGGGTCGAGAGTGAAACCCTCAAGACCGGCATCAAGGGCGGCGTGGTCTATGCGGGCGACAAGGTCTGGAACGTGTCCAACAAGGAACTCAACCTCGAAGCCACCGGCACGTTCCTGGTCTGGCTGGAGATCGGGGTCACGGCCAACGTCGGGGACGACGTGTTGTTGCCGGGACTCGAAACCTCCACCGAACCGGAATGGAAGCAGGTCGGCAGCGACGGTGGCAACTACCCGGACCAGACCATCCCCGAGGCACCTTCGGGAACCGGCAAGGTGATTGTCGCCATCGGACTGCTGACCATCAAGGATGGCGCGGCCAAACTCTCCCCGGCTGGCTGCGGGACAATTCATGTGACGCACTGTCCGGGCAGCCTGACCGCGGAACACAGCGGCGGGAGCAGTGGGGGCAGTGAAGGCGGCGGCACGGTGGGACCGGCTGGACCTGCGGGGCCGAAGGGTGACACCGGAGCCACCGGCCCGCCCGGGCCTGCGGGGCCTCCCGGTGCCACCGGGCCTGCCGGTTCGAGCATCCTTTCTAACACCACCCTCGCGACGCTGGGCGTCGGATACATCTATGTGGGCACGAACGGCTACCTGACCACCTCGCCACAGGATCCCGGCGTGGTCGGACAACTCCACGTCGCCCTTTCCGCGAACGCGCACGTCACGGACAATAACAGCTCCGCGCCGACGACAGCCATGGACATTGACGCCACCGCGCTGACCCTCGCCCCCGGCAATTGGCACATCACCGGCACCCTGCTCGCGGTCTCCGCCGTGTACAGCGGCACCAGCGCCTGGTTCGGCATCCGCTTCTCGGGCGGAGCGGCCGTGACCAATTCCGCCGGAAGTTACACGAAATGGGTTCCCTATTGCTCCAGTCCGTCGCAACCGGCGGCAACCACCACGGTCACCGTGGCCAATAACACGAACCTCGCCAATCCCATCTACTATTCCGCCTACAACGCGAGTTCCTCCGGCCAGTATCACATCATGGAAGTGGACCTGCTTGTCCATGTGGCGGTCGCCACCTCAGTTAGATTGCTTGCCGGAATGGTGAACTCCAACGGCAGCTACTACGTGCAAGGCGCGACCGGCCAGACATGGCTGACGGCAACCCCGGTTTGATTCATGAGCACCATCGAAACACTCGACGACTGGAACACGCGCTTGGGCGATTGCGGATGCTGCCTGATGCCGATGTGTCCGACGCCTGAACTGGAGTGCCAGAGCATGTCCGGCGCGGGCTTCCTTTCGGGATATGGCGGGACGTGGGGATACAATGAGGGCGACGCGTATCTGAAAACCCGTTACTCGTTCCAGGGCGGCGGGTGGATTCTCTACACGCAGTCCAGCGCGATCATGGCCAATCTCGGAAACAAGGATGTCATGGACGAAATCACCGTGGACGTCACAAACGGTGGCAATCTGACAGGTGGAAGCACCATCACCTATGAGGACGCTGTTACAGTCGCCACGGCACGTTCCTCGTCCTATGCCGCGATGCTGGGCGCGCTTGATTTCACGGATTCCGGTTTCTCCATCGGGAGTTACTGTCAGGCATACCGGGTCCATCAGGTTCCGTGGCATGGCGCGGGCAGCTATCTGTCATTCGCCTGCCTGCTCGTTCAGTTTGTCCGCTACCGGTGGAAGATCCCGACTGATTTCAAGGGCACCTATTTCAAAATCACCTGGGACGAGGTGTTTTTCCCGCCGGATTATGACCCGGACAATCCTGGCAGCCCGCAACCGTCACCGGTCAACCGTGACCTGACCGTCACATGGGAAGGCCCCGGCGATCCCGAGGACCCGCAATCATGGGTTGCCACCGACTGGCGTGCGCTGAATCCGCCCGACCAGCCCGGAGAAACGAGGCTGGTGAACATCCGCTTCGAGTGTTACCGCACGCCCTATGGAAACAAACCCCAAGTCACCGGCGAGGCCGTCGATCTCGGCGACTGACCCGATCCCTCGCGTCTCTGCAAAAAAATACCGTGGCCTCGGCGACTTGATCCACGCCGTCGCGGAGCCTGTTGCCAGGGTCATCGATGCGGTGGCCGGCACCCACATCCAATGGTGCGCGGGATGCGGCAGGCGGCGGGAAAAATGGAACCGGAAATTTCCGCTGTGATGTGGCCGACCCTGCCGGTTGACACAGCGCCGATGACGTGAAGTTATACGTCGATCTTGAAACCCTGGATCTCATCGGCGGGCCGGGATTCCGCAACCCCATCAGCGCCCTGCGTTTCAAGCGCGGGGACGCCGCACTGCTTGAGGTGGCATTCCTGACAGGCGGCACCACGCCCGCAAGCATCGGCGACCCGTCAGCCCTGGAGATCCAGTTCGGGATCAAGCCGCGCTACCGGTATGACGTGGACTATCTGTGCCACACCGCCGAGTGGACGATGCCGGCCCCGGATGCGGTGAGCCCCGTCTATCAATGTTCACCCAGCTTCAACACGGTGGAACTCGACTCGGCGCTCGGCGTGGGATCGTCCACCGGCACTGAACTATCAGAAATTACGCTGATGGGGGAAATCACATGGCGGGAAGGTGCGGGGGCGCCCACATCCACCCGGACGTTTTATGTGATCGTCGAAAACGACGTGAACCGGGGAACCGAGGGCCTGCCGACATCCGCCAATCCCAACTATCCCCCCTTGCAGGACCTGGCCCTGATCACGTCGGTGGTCCGCCACGATGCCGTCCAATCGCTGAGTTCCGCGCAACGATCACAGGCCCGCACCAACATTGGCTTGAGCGGCAACACCAGCCATCCGGCGGACATCTTCAACCTGCGCTACGCCGCCGGCCTGACCATGGCCGAATGGGTGCTTGGCGCGAAAATGCTCACCGTGCTCGGAACCAACCCGACCATAACGGCGAAGACGTCCACGGGTTACGCGAAGGTGTTGCGTTGGGATGGCACATTCGGCGCGAGAAGTGGGACTGGCG